TTTAGGGCTGGCGGATAGCGCCACACGTCCCTTGGTTACAGGTTATATTGATGCTCTACCTAACGCTGTTATGGTCGTTGGATCATATGGCGTTGGTTCAACAACAGGCCCTGGTGGATTATTTTCTCGTATTGATGGTGGTAATGGATTTTACAACGGGAATGGGAATACGTGGGGAAATCCAGGCGGCCTGACGACAACCGGATGTGGGGTTATACAGATGCCTGGTAACAGTGCCGCCTTCAGAACGCAGTTACTAACCTCTGACTCGCTGGGAGGACGAATATTTGTGCGTTCTTTTGATGGCTCTGCACCTACAACATGGAAAGAAGCCTACACCACTGCGAACACCACTGTGGACACCAACAACTTTATTAAAAAGGCGTCGCCAATAGCCCGCCTGACAAATGATGCCACTCAAATGCAGCCAGATTTTGCTGTTGATGACCTGCATGAAATTGCGGGGCTGGTTTCTGTAAATGATGAGGCTGAAGGCGTTAGTGCGGAGAAATTATCCACTGGTGTTTATCAGGTTACGGGTGCGGTCGGCCTTTCCGATGAAGGATGGACGCTGGAGGTACCGCAGGACATCAACGGTAACCGGCTCTGCTTCGTTAAGCTGGACACTAATAAAGAGGGTGTTATCACCGTGTCGGTGTTTAAGCGCCGCTTTGACGTCGACAGCGCGATGATCGTAGCCGGTGAGCCGATGGATATACCTGATGGCCGCTGGATTGACCTTCGCCTGCAGATGCCTGAAGACTCAGCCTGGAACACTCGCATGCGAGAAATGGAGCAGGCAGCAGAGGGGGAGGAGCAAACCAGCTAAACTAACGTTGGTGCTAAAAGCGAAGGCAAAAAAATGCCCGCGAAGTTTATTGCGGGCATAAATCCTTGTTACGCAGAGACATGGCTCTGTGAGGTTGACACTGTCACATGTCAATTTGAGTTTAGTAGGGCCATTGATAAATGCAAGATTTGAAAAAAGCCTGCGTTACACAGGCATAAATTAGGTCAAGGGAAAGGGAATCCAAACGCAGCCTGAGCTGCGTGAGAACTTTACACTCGCTGATAATATTTGAAAGCAAAATCCATAAGTTCATGGAAAGAATAATCCAGCTAAATTTCCCTTCATATCATCGGCCTGACAATTCCCCCCACTTCACCCGGTTGATCATTCCAGCCGCCTGATCAAATAATACTGTATATACAAACAGTATTGAGGTTCATATGGGCAGAAGAGACGACATTCCCGCAGCGTTCCGGGCGAGCATACAGATAGCGGCCAACGGTCGGCGCACAGTGACCACAGAGGATTTCGTGTCATCGCTGGCGCAGGTCAACTATGAATGGTCGCTGGCTGAGGCTAACCGCTGGATTGAGCACTATCAGAGCACGTTCAAAGACGTGTCGACGGAAGAAGGTGAGCGCCGGACGTTCCTGCTGTTCAACCCTAACAACGGAGGCTTCTAATGGGCTTTCCATCACCAGCGACTGACTACATCGAAGACAGCATATGCCTGAATCGCCTGTTCATCCCCCATCCATCTGCAACGTCTCTCGTCGAGTTCGGCGGCCTGCAGTACGTCATTGACCGTTCAGTGACCCCGGGCAGCGGCTCTGTGATTTGCTACGAGATATTCGGAGAGGTGGCTATAGGCAAAATGATGGGGCGGGCGATTATCACGCCAGATGGTGACGCGATTGAAGGTGAGGCATTGAGCGATGTCATTGTGCTCGGGACCGTAGTGCTGACGATAACGCAGCATCATGATTTCAACGGGCCGGCGATTTGATGGGCTGGGGCATCAATGGGGCAAAAAATTGCCGCAAGGTTACGCGATCTAAACCAGCTAATCGCATCATCTTGCGGCAAGGCTCTGCTTGTGCGTGCTCTTTACTATCTATAACCCATTCTTTTTGCACCAATAGTACATTATGAATATGCAGGTTTAGATTAGTTAAGTGACTGAATGCTATGAATTATAAGACTATCCAGTGTGGGTTTGGGGCAGCAGTGGGGCAAAGTCGTTAAGTTTTGAGTTCATCAGGCTCAATTGCGCATCATCGTTTTCAGCCATCCATGCTCCATAAACTTGGTAGACCATCTGTGCATCAGCGTGGCCCATTTGTGATGCGATGAAGTTCGGGTTAGCCCCGGCGGACAATGACCAGCAAGCATATGTATGCCGAGACTGGTACGCCTTGCGTAATCTCAGCCCTGCCTTGACCATGGCCGCTCTCCATGTCTGAGCAAGGGATGAAACGGCGTAATAGTCATTGCTGGCATTGTTTATGGCATTGACCTTGGGATTGAAGATAAAAGTCAGTTCTTCTTGTTCTGACTTGCCATATTCGCGCCCGGCCACCGGAACCGTGATGCTTTTACGCATTCTGGTCAGTTCCATCTGATCGCGAATAACATCACGAGCAGCTTCGATGAGATAAACGTTTCTGAATCCAGAGTCGGTTTTTGGCGGGGTAAAGTCACCATCCTTCGTCAGGTTACGGCTCACGTTAAGAGTCCATTTTTTTAGGTCGATATCTTCCCATGCCAGCGCACACAGTTCACCGTGACGCAGGCCTGTGTAAACAGCTAGAGACCAAAAGTTTCTCATTTGCCGAGTTTTCATGGCAGAAATTAATCTTTGGAACTCATCTCTCTCAACCGGATCTGGTTTCTTCTTGTCCCTCTTTAATCTCCCCAACGCCGCCATCGGGTTTCTCTCGATGTATCCGTTATTGTGAGCGAACTTGAGCATTGAAAACATATCCGTCATGCATGTGTTAACGTAAGCCACTGAGCGCCCGGTTTTGGTAACATTGTTATTTCGCCCTTGCGTGAAGCTACCTTTCAGCAGGTTTGTTCTCAGCGTCTGCATTGTCTCTGTCCTGATACTGGAAACCATCTTGTTGGCACCAAGCAAGGCGATGGAGGTTTTAACCCGAGTGGTATAAGAGCCATGAGAATTTTTCGATATTTCAGTTTCTTTTATTGCCAGCCACTTTTCCGCCAGTTCCCCCACAGTAAGCTCCTGCCTTGCAAGGCCAAATCTGTTTAGATTAGATGAACTTGGGAACTGTTTAGCGTAATCAAAGGCGCCCACCTTGATTGAATACGCAACGCTGGCCCGAAGTTCTCCAGCCGCCTTTCTGTTTTTGGGCGTGTCTGTCACGCCCAGCCCTTCTCTTACTCTCTGCCCCTGATACATGAACCAAATGCGCAGAAACCCTCCATGGTTTTCCACTCCTGTTGGATAATTCACCTTCATTTAAACCTCCATAGTCCAATAAGGGCAGTCAGGTTAAGCTGTTTTACGAGGCAAAGCACCAGGCTGTTTTTTTGCCTGCTGACCGATCCACAAATCAATCGCCTTTCTGTTGTACATGCATTCACTGTTTGGCTTTGGCTCTCCTACCGGGGAGAAGAGCAGATACTCCCGACCTTGAAGCCAGGCGTTTTCACGCGCCCTCTTTATAGTGCCGGGCCGCAACCCGGTCGTAGCGATAAGCAAATCTTCAGTGACCCAGTCACTCGGAACGAGCTGGATTACGTTTTCCATGTTGTTTACCTCAGTAGATAGATGGGGGAGGGGTTATTGCTCACCGGTGATGATTATTTTGACGTTGAACCCGGGGTACTCTCGGCCATTGTCTAAATCTTCGATGATGCATTCACGCATATGCTCCTCATCAATAAATTCACTCAATTCCTCTTTTGTTACTTCAACGACTATCTTCATCCGATCTCCTTATCCACCACGCGCACATAGTAAGCCAGCCAGTCTCTAGGCCGGAACTTACCAGGCGGCAGGGCGGTTATTTGTTTAGTGAATTGGTCCAACAGAAGGGTTGTGATGCGGTCCTTCTCTGCGGCAGTCTTGCCTTCGGTGTCGGATTTAATCGCTGCCCGGCACCGTCGCGCTACAGACCTCAGCGCATTTTCCTGTGCTGGCGACATGGCGCATCCTTACGCTACACGGCGCTGCTGAATCGCACGCTGCCACTTCTCGTCATCCTCGCGACACTCAGCACAGCAGTAACTCGTACCCGGCTGTGATGGCTCGCCGCAATCGGCATTACGACACACGGGCGATGGTGGCTCAGGTGCTTTGCGATTAGCCAGGGCCACTTCAATCAGCTGCTGCTCGCGCGCTGCTGCTTCGTCTAAAATATCCGCATACATGGGGATTTCTCCGTATTTTTGACGCAAAAAAACCACCGCTTGGGTGGCTCACATTTCTCTCAGGCAAAGGGCAATGCCTATCAGCATTCCGATGGCGAGGATTATTGCTGGGATATCACCCACCATGTCCTCCCGGCCCTGGCGCTGCTGCATTTGCCATTTTTACGCCAAGCCGGATATCATCCATTTCAATATCTCCGCTAATTTCGCAATGTCTAAAGGCGACCGTAAGAAACTCCATGCATTGCGCGTTTGACAATTCCGGCGAGCTGGCCGCTGGCGGGGCGGAGTAGTAGACAACAGCAGCATGGTGATCAATGTCACTTTTCCTGAAGGTTTCCCCGTCAT